TTGTCTTTGGGTTCTCAACTTCAACTTCGTGTTTTAGTACAGGTGCAGTATCAAAAAAACTCTGCATTTTCTTAAATTGATCACTCTGTAAACTTTCAACAAATTTCATTATCTCATCTTTTGTTGTATCTTTTGCAGGATATATTTTACCATCTTCGTAAATGTGATCTATACTTGCTACAATAAGATTAAATACATCTTCAGTCTTCATCTTTGTTTTTAAGTTTATTTCACCTAATGTTTCTACATTAGGATATTTAAACACAACACCTAATTTTCTGTCTTCATCTATCATAATATCATTTGTATGGTTATCGTCAACTTGTACCTCAACTTTTGTTAAATCTACTTCTACGTCAACTTTTGTTTCCATATCATCAGGACAAATCACTCTAAACTTTGCTATCTCACTGATAGACTTTGCTCTTACATTTAAAAATAAGTATTCTAAATCAAATATTGGTAATTGCTTTAAATCTATTGTATTAAAGGTACAAGCACCTAATACATCAACAACTGTTTTTGTAATATCTGATTTTTCACCTGCCTCTTGTGACATCATTAAAACCTTTTCTTCTTTTACTAAAAAAGGTCTGTACTTTACTTTCACATCTTGTGATGGTAATGTCAACTCATAAGTTGGTGTTTCAACTACTGGTAATGCCATAATAACTCCTATAATCTAATTGGTGGTATCTTAAATGGTGGAAATACCTTACCTCCTGTAATCTTTCCAATTGGTACTCTTCTTGATAAGTCTTCAATTACACCTCTCGCTGGTGTCTTTAGCACCGGTGGTAATTTATTTAAGATACCTCCAAATAAACCACCTGCTTGTGCCTCTTTGTTTGTAATTTCTCTAAACTCTGGTTGTCCCACTTCTGGGTCTGCACCCTCTAGTCCATAATTATACCATTTGCGATATGAAAATGTTACATCAAAATCAACTATCTCTGAACCTGCATAACTATATTGAATTTCACCTATACTATTTGGGTAAACATCAATTAGACCACAAGAGTATGTAATGTCATCTCTTTCTTGTTTACTTGCAAACTGACCTAATTGAAATATATTCATACGTCCCACATAATCATCATAATAATTAAAATTGTGTGTAACATCACTGTAAGCACATTTTTGCCACATCTCGAAGAATTGTCTTTCTCTTAAAAACTTATCTGAATAAAATTTCACTGTGATATCTTCATACTCAACGTCAGTTACAAATTGTCTTGCAGGACCATTATGTTTTATTGCTGTCATTGTCATTTTTCTATCTGGTATGCTTACTTCATTTGCAAATGCTTGTATTCTTCTACCGTGAACACTGTAAGTTTGTGTTATGTGTTGACTAGGTGTAAAACCTTGTACCTCATCATCTTGACCTACAGTATTACCTCTAAAAATGTTATTTCTTGTAATCTCTTTGATTAGACCACCCGGTGGAGTAAATTCAACATAAAATCTATTTTTTCTAGCAAACCCTTCTGCCTCATTTACCATAGAGATAAATCTACCCATATTACTTTCTGGGTTACCACCTGGTTTTTGCTTTAATCTTTTATCGGTGCCACCTAATAATTGTGTTATATCTCTAGGTATACCAACTCTTACATCAATACCACCTATTCGTATACCTGGTCTAACTATTGCCATTTAATTTCTCTAATTTCTCTCTATTGTTCATATGTAACTCATCAATGTCATACTTGCTTTGACCTTGATAAGGTACTGCGTGATAACTTTCTATCATATGTGTATTTATGTTCTTTTTATCAATAATTATCTCACCTAATATTCTACCAAACTTACCTTTCTCTTCTTTGTGTGTTCGTAATATAATTGGTTTATCTGTTTTTAGACATTTTGTTAGAAATTTCTTTGCTAGTAGACCATACTTTTTTTCTTCTTTATCTCTAGTTCTACTTTCTGGTGTATCAATACCAAGTAATCTAATTCTAGCACTATGTAATATATCAAATCCTAAGTCAATGATAACATCTATGGTATCACCATCAACAATCTTTGTTACTTCTTTTATCTTATATTCATACATTATTTTATCCTTAATACTTTGTGAACAATCCATTTGATTGCTCTTTTAATTCTTTCTATAAAAAACATATTAATCATATGCTTTACTAATCTTACCACGATTAATATTGGTGATGTTAGTATGTCTGCTAATAGTATAAATGCATCTACACATACATCTATTATATTGTCTGTTGTGCATAGTTTATTATATCTGTCTTTGATACGTTGTTTAAAACTCATAACATTGCTCTACTATCTTTAAATACCGTGTTCTGTGATGCTTTAGCAAATTGTGCCACTGGTAACATAACTGACACTGCCGCCTCATTGACATCAATTCTTAAAAAGTTTGATCTTGTGTAATTGTATAGATATTTTTTTATAGTAGGTTTTGTATATTTGTTTTTCTTTAATTGATCATATGATACATCTAATCGTGTTTGCTTATTCATCTTTGTATCTGATGCATATGCTTGTAATGATTCTAAAAATCTTAATCGTAATGCTGGTGGTAGATAATGAAAGTTTAGACCTATAAAACCACCTGGTATTGTATCTAATGGTAAGACAAGTGGAAACAAATCATAATAAGGTAATCTCTTTTTTGTTTTAGGGTCGTATAAAAACATATTTAATCTACCAGCACTAGGTCTTTGATTAAGTTTACCACTTCTCATCAATTTACCAGCAGTAATTTTATCTGTCAAAGATGCTATCTGATTGCGATACCAAGATTGTGATTTTATCGTATCACCTTGTTTTTTAACTATTGGGTCTAATATGCTTACCATAGTAATATTTATATAAAAAAAGGGAAGTGTTGCCACTTCCCTTCAAAGTTTGAAGTACGAGAGAGATTAATCTTCGTCTGCTAACTTACTAAAATATGACATAGTATCGTCTTCTTTCACATCACTAGCAGTAGAAGTTACTTCACTACTTTGTGCTACACCGTTAGTTTTAGGTGGGAGGTCTGTTTGACTAACATCTGTAGCAGTTCTCGAACCCATAATTGTCCTATTCAGTTTCTCTTTGAGTTCATCATAGGATTTAAAATTACTAGGGTCAGAGAATTCTTTTAGAGGATATTGTTTCTGCCATATAGACTTTATCTTTGTATCGTCTTCTGCAATAGCAGATACACTCTCAAATTCTGACTTATCATAATTCCAATAACCATCAACTTTTCTAATCTTCAGTTTAAAGTTTGCACCTTTCCAGAAGTCAAATGGGTTGATTGGTGATTCATCTTCGAATTGTGGTTTCATCGCCTCTGTAATCTTATCAAATATCTTTTTACCAAATTTGTATAAGAATACTTTACCTTCGTTCTCTGGTCTTTTAGGGTCAGATACAACATAAACGTTTGCATAGTATGATAACTTTCTTTTTCTCTTTCTTGCAATCTCTTTATCAGATTCAACACCAGTGTTCCATAGTCTTGAGTTTTCTTCTGAAACTGGATCTTTTTGATTAAGAGTTGTAAGAGAGTTTTCGATATACCACCCGCCTGGTCCTTGAAATGCGTGTGACCATAATCTAACCCAAGGCATATCTTCACCTTCAGATGCAGGTAAAAATCTTAACACTGCATAACCATTACCTGATTTATCAAGTTCTGGTTTCCAAAGTCTATCGTCTTGATATTTACTTTTATCGCCTTTATCTTCTGGGTTTAACTTTTCGTCTAATGCTTTGGTCAAAGCATCAAAGTTGCTAGATGATTGTTTTAATGTTTCGAAATCCATATATTCTCCTTATTAATTGTATTTGTGTTGCCTGTATAATCGGCATCTTTATTATTTATACGAATCATAATGTTTATTACTATAGCAGAACTACCATTTTTTGTCAATGCTATTTTGTAATTGTTCATATGTTATGTACGTTAAATTTTTAAATTTATTAAACTCTGGGTGCATTCTATTTACTTTGCTATTATTATCCACTTGTTCTCTATTTACTTTATAAAATGCTATGTCTGGGTTTTCATTCATCAATGCTTGTAATTGTATGAACCAGTTTACTGATGGTGTTGGTTTATGATTTATTGGGTTGTAGTTTATTGTCCCTTTGTATAAATTGTTTATATTATTTGTGTCACTATTTAAATCGTGACCAAGTAAATACACCTGTTGTGGTTGTTCATTCTTTATTGCTAACCAAACTGCGGTGGGACCTGCCGCCCAACCCAAATCTCTACCACCTTGTACATCTTTAATGCATTGTACTTTATCATCATCTCTAACCCAACTAACTTTCTGCACAAATGTTCTTCTATATTCTTCTAACTTACTAGGATCTTTTTTTATTTGTTTAGCAAAACTTAATAATGCAGAACCACCAGATACAAATTTATTACTACGACCTTTTTCGTTAGTTTTAATTAGGTTTAAATTCTCAATATATTTTATCCAAGATGCATCAGTTGTACCATAAACTGCTACATTGAAACTTTTTGCCTCTTGTATGTACCAGTTTCTAAAGTAACATTCGTGTGCATAAGCATAACCACTTTGATATATTTCGTGTATAATACCTTGATCAACTGCAACTAGTACGTCTGGTGTAAAATCTCTATACATAGCATTACAACCATATATCTTACCAAACTTTCGTAATGCCTCTAAATTGACATTACGTCTGCTTTCACCATTACCTATGCAAAATACTCTTTTCATTCACTATCTAATAGATATTTACTGCTAACAGGAAACTGATCTTTTATATGATGTGCTATATCTCTTGTAACATCTGTTGTTTCTGCTTGAGCATCTGATTTATTTCTTAAATTACACACTCTTGCAAATGCATATAATGTGCCTGACCATATCCACTCTGTCATCATACATTGTGGTAATATCATTCTTGCTAATTCTGGTGCTATATTATTATTATTGATCATATCATCATACATCTCTTTTGCTTGATCAATCAAATCCATTATATTATATTCTACCTCTGTATCTGTAGAACCTTGTTTTTTGTTTTCGTGTCTTTCTCGCCATAAGAAAGGTATAAAAAACTCTGGGTCTTCATCTACATATCTACGACTTACTTCATTCCATACTAACCCAACTTGATGTTTGACTAGTTGTCTTGCTACAAATACAGGTGCTTTTATTCTAAACTGTAATGATGCGTGACCAAATGGAGACCAATGATTATGCTCTGCTAAAAACTTAATTAGTCTTTCATCATTGTCTTGGAACTTGTCGTGCATTTTTGCAAATGATACTCTTGCTGAATTAACAACTGATAGGTCAGAACCCATCTTATCTAATAA